GGATCCTAAGCAATGACATCTCTGGCCGTGATAGTTCCATCACGCGGAAGGCCACAAAATATCAAAGACTTAATCGAATCATTCGAAAATACAAAAGCGACTTGTGATCTTTGGGTCGTATGCGATCAAGATGATCCAACACTTGAGCAATACAAAGCTCTTAATCTTGATCATCTTTTAATTTATGAGCGCACACAAAAAGGCATGGCGCGACCGCTTAATCTGGCCGCTCGAGAAATCTTTGCGCTTGGAAAATACAAATACTTTGGATTCTTAGGAGATGATCATCGACCAAGAAGCATGTATTGGGATATTGATTGGACAATTGTGCTCGATCAAGGTGTTGGACTTGTATATGGCAATGACCTTTTGCAAGGCGAAAATTTACCGACGGCCGTAGCAATGCACGGCACTATTGTGCAAGAGCTTGATGGCATGGTGCCAGATCATCTTTTGCATTTGTACCTTGATAACTTTTGGAAAACCCTTGGCCTTGATATTGGAGCCTTGACCTATTTGCCCGAGACCATCATCGAGCACATGCATCCGCTTGCCGGAAAAGCCCAGGTCGATCAAGGATATGTCGATGTCAATGCTCCAGAAGTGTACGATGCCGACAAAATTGTCTTTGACAAATACATCAATTCGGATGAATATCGTGAGCTTGTGCGGAGATTGATGTGAAGGTACTTGTGACCGGATCATCTGGATTTGTAGGCCGAGCATTCTTGCGCTCGCCGAGACTTTCACAAGTGGCACTTACATGCATCGATATCAAAAACGGAGATGATGCTCGAGATTTTTTTCGTGAAGATTCAACGCAATTTGACCTTGTGATTCATCTTGCCGCCGTGGTCGGTGGCCGAGCTTTGATTGAGGGTTCACCGCTATCTTTGGCCGTTGATTTGTCGCTTGATGCAGAAATGGCATCGTGGGCAATTCGTACCAACCAAACGCACATCATTTACTTCTCATCAAGTGCGGCTTATCCAACAAATTTGCAGACTTTGGAAAGACGGCATTCACTACGGGAAAGTGATATTGATTTAGACGATATTAAAAATCCAGATATGACTTACGGATGGGCAAAATTGACCGGCGAAATGTTGATGGATTACTTGCGGCGCGAAGGTGTCACGGTGCTAACCCTTCGACCATTCTCCGGATATGGCACCGATCAGGATCTTGATTACCCTTTCCCAAGCTTCATTCACCGGGCGGTGCATCGAGTCGATCCATTTGAGATTTGGGGATCGGGCGATACCGTGCGCGATTGGATCCACATCGATGACATCGTTGAAGCTTCTTTGGTCATGGCCGCGGCTCGGGTCAATGACACCATTAATCTTTGCACCGGCATCGGTACCAGCTTCTTTCAGCTTGCCAAAATAGTCTCGGGGATCATGGACTACAAGCCAGAGATTAAAGTCGAACACAATAAGCCGAAGGGTGTGGCCTACCGGGTAGGAGATCCGACCAAAATGTCCAATTTGTACCAACCAAAAATCCCAATATTTGAAGGCGCGTGGCGTGCAATTCAGATCTTGACATGAGTATGATTGGCCTTGTCGAGACCTCTAACACTCGGCAAAAGGGGCAGAAAAATGCTTGAAAATCAAAATGATTTAATTGTCGTGATTATCGGATTGATACTTCTTGCCACCGGATATTGCGCCGGGCATTTGGCCGGGTATCGCGTAGGTCATGCAATCGGATTTCGTCGTGGTCGGTCATCCGCTCGTCATGCAAGCTCGGTGAGCAAATGAGCCGCAATGAAGTGCTTGAGCACGCTTTGGCATATTCAGCTCTTGGTTGGTTCGTGTTACCGCTTACGCCAAAAGACAAAACGCCATTCACAAGATTGGCACCGCGCGGCTTTCGCTCCGCATCCGATGATCCAAAACAAATCGTCTCATGGTTCGCCAAAAGACCGGATTTAAATATCGGCATTGCTTGCGCAATGAGCGGTCTTGTCGTGTACGACATTGACTTTCGCAATGGTGGAAGCATTGACGGTCTTGATCCCACTTTGATAGTGCAGACCGGCAACGGCTTTCATTACTACTACCAAGCACATGCCGGCTTTACTTATCCGGGCAAGCTTCGCAATGGCATCGATATCAAATGGAACGGTTATGTGGTAGCCGCGCCATCAATACATCCAAGCGGATACAAATATCAGCGAGTCTCGGATCTCATGCCGCAAAAGTTGTCAGCATGACACCGGAGCAAGCACAAGCACTTCGCGCATCATTTGCTCCGGAATTGATTGAAAGCAAAACGATCGCCGGTCGTGCAATGTCATATCTAAACCATGCGATCGTCACCGATCGTCTCATTCAAGTCGATCCAAATTGGTCATGGGAGCCAATGGGATTAAATCTCAACGGCACTCCGATGATTGATGCCGTTGGCGGGATTTGGATTCGCTTAACCGTATGCGAGACCACTCGAATCGGATATGGTGCATCGGATCCTCATCAAAAAGGTTCGGATGCGATCAAAAGTGCCATTTCGGATGCGATTAAAAATGCGGCAATGCGCTTTGGTGTAGCTCTTGACCTATGGGGATCCGAGCCGGTTGCGCTCGCCGAGCCAATGCGCTTGACGGTCGTGCAAAATACGGATGCGGATCCTTGGCAAGATGCGCCAATCCCGGATCCAGATGATGAGCTCTTTCATCCCTCTTGCAAGCATGGCTTGATGAATTACAAGAGCGGCACGGCAAAGGCCACCGGCAAAAAGTGGGAAGGTTACTTTTGCCCGTTGAATGACAAAGAGCTGCAATGCAATCCAATCGGCATGAATGGTCAGCCATGGAAGCGATCATGACCGCCGGGATGCATGAGATTCAAGGTAGCGAGGAGCGATGTCCACAATGCTTTAAGCCGTTGGTCTTTGATATCGATATTCCACGCGATGAAGATGATGCATATCGGATGCGTGTGGAATGTTGGGGATGCGGCTTTTGGAGCTTTAGATGACTTCGTGTGAGCATGGCGAGCCAAGAGGTGAGCAAGCGTGCCCATTGTGCAGGTATAAGAGGCGATTGGAGACACCAAATGCGTATGTATCATCATCCCATCCGCAGACTTCACGCGATGCCGTTAAAAAGGCGCGTATGACTTCAGGTAGCCGTCGAAAGACTATATTTGATCTCATTAAGAGACATCGTGAGATGGGCTTGTGCGATCACGAAATCATTGATCTCACCGGCTTATCACCTAACACCGCAAGACCTACCCGGATCTCATTGATGAAAGACGGTTTTGTGGTCAATTCCGGGCGCACTCGGAAAACTCCCGAAGGCAATGATGCGATCGTATGGATCGCCGATGCTTTTGTCTCTCGTACGGTTCAGGCCGTGCTAGGGTCGGAAGGGTCGGATTCGAGGAGTTAGAGACCTTCATCCGACAAGCTTGAGCCCGGTCATCCGTCAGCGTGGCCGGGCTCTTGCGTGTCGTATTGCCAAAACCTAAATCAATCCCTTACCTTTATGACACGCGAAGCGTGGGGCAGAAACTTCGAATGACGGATGACGGTCAAAAGATCCGAGTCTTGCATTCTTACCAACATAAAAATTTTTTTATGGGGGTAGGGGGCATTGCTTGAAATCAAAATTCGGATCATTTTAATACTCCCTAAACGATTGAGAGATATCGTGAAAATCCTAAAAATACAAATGCTTTTGATTGTTGGAATTTTATGCTTACCCGTATCTCCAAAAGATTACGCAAGATCAAAGACTAATGACAAAGACTTTCAATGTCTGGTCGAGCTCTGGAATAGAGAATCACGATGGAATCACAAAGCCATTTCAAGGACTCAAGACTATGGAATACCGCAAAGGCACATGCCAAATCACACAAATGCGCAACGCAAAGCATTCTTGCGCTCGCCGGAAAAACAAATTGATTGGGGGTTAAATTACCTTCGTCACCGATATGCATCGGAATCGGATGCAAGTGGAATATGCTCCGGCCTAGCACATAGCCACCGGAAGGGCTGGTATTAAATGAACGAAAAAGACAAAGTCACAATTGGCATCTGTAGCCCGGGAGTCGTATCAACCAACTTCATGACATCGATCTTGGATATAGCTAGATCACAAAAGCAATTGGGTCAATTCATTTCATTGCAAGGCTCAGGCGTGATCTCACGATTACGCAATCAGGTAGCCGCGACATTCTTAGATGCAACAAAAGACGATTGGCTTTTAATGATCGACACCGATGAGATGTTAAGCAAAGATAACTTTGCCAAGCTCTTACAAAGCGCGGATGCTAAATTGCGACCGATCGTAAGCGGTGTCGTATTTGGTGCATGGGAGACGGGTGAGATATATCCAGAGCCGGTGCCGTGCATCTTTAAGACCAATGACACGGGTGGATTGTTCCCGGTGCATGAGTATGAGAAGGATCGATTGATTGAGATTGATGCGGCTGGTACGGGTTGCCTATTGGTACACCGCAAAGTCCTTGAAAGATTCCGACAAGATGCCAATGAGCATCAAGGAAAGATGTGGGGATTCTTTCAGGATATGCCGTTGAACGGTGAATGGATTGGTGAAGATATCCTTTTCAGCTTACGCGCCAAGAGTTTCGGATATCGGATATTTGCTCACACCGGCGTATTGTTACCACATGAAAGAAGATATTGGCTCAAGGATGTGCATCATGAGGATTTCAAGAGATTTGCTAAGGTGCCACACATGAGCGTGATGCCACAAGAAAAGGATGACGATGGCCACAAGTAAGCAAGTTACGATCACGACCACAAGTCAAAGCATTGTGAGCGTTGATGATGTGACTCAATATGTGACACTACATGCGAAGCACAATGTTTATTTAGGCAATGAAGGCGTGACTACAAGTAACGGGTATCTCATGGATAACGGTGACAAGGTGAGTCTTGTCTTGAGTGGGGGAGAAGTATTATTTGGCGTAACCAGTGCAGGTAGTGGTCTCTTGCATGTATTGATTACGGCTCAAAAGTAGTCAAGCTCATGGGATGGGTTGGAATGCATCAAGAGACACCCGTGTGGGTATGCGATGCTTGCGGCAATGAGAGCGATTACGATTCCGGGTGTGCGGTGCTAACCAACCGAAATGTGAGCTTCTTTTGCCGGATATGCATGGATCAAAACCGACCAAATCATCGATTTAAGCCAAAAGGCCACTAATATGTTCATTTTTTCCCAAAAGTTATCTACAGACATAC